TCTGGCCGGAGGTGGCACCACCCGGACGACCAACCTCGGCGGTGTGTATATCACAGTCAACGGTTATAATGCCCGGAACGACGATGAACTCGCACAGACCGTTGCGGATAAGATCAACGGCATGATCCATGAGGATGATTCGGTCTTCAAGTAAAGGAGGAGATGCGTATGGGCTATAACACCCCAAAGCAAACAGTATCACAGTTTCAGTTAAAAGACAGATATGCCAGACAGTATCTGTCGTTTGCCGGGAAGTCCAGCAAAGACTTCCTATTATATTTGTCTGGTCCCGGTGTGTATGATTCCCCGGCTGCGGATGTGGAGAGCACCTCCGTACCCGGCAGAAACGGAGACATCCTCACCGAGAATGCAAAGGCAGGCCGCCGCAGATATCAGAACGTGGATATCAAGTATAAAGCTTTTTTCTTCAACGGACTACCAGCTAAGACAGCAGCAGTCAAGGCATGGCTTCTGTCGCCGGTGGGGTATCAGAAATTGCAGGATACCTACGACCCGGATTTCTTTCGGATGGCGGTCTGCAAGGATGCCCTTGCTTTTGATGTGACTGCTCAGAAAGCCGCTGAGATGGAGCTGGCATTTAACTGTAAGCCCCAGAGGTGGAGCGTGGACGGGCAGCGGACAATCCGGCTGGATGGAAGGTCGACCCTAAAGAATCCCTTTGCATTTCCGGCGCAGCCTATCTTCAAGGTCTATGGAGATTCTGGCGGCGAACTGTATGTGGGGGAGGAGAAAATCACCATCCATAGCATCAAAGACTATGTGCTTCTCAACTGTGAGACGCACAATGCTTATAATGCCTCCGGATTCTGCAACGAGACCATCCTTTCAGAGGACTTCCCGGAGCTGCCGGAGGGAAAGACGACGATCACATGGACGGGTGGTATCACGGCGGTGGAGGTGACTCCTCGCTGGTGGACACTGTGACAGGAGGTGAGGCCGGTGATCCCGTGTTTATATGATTCCAGGGAAATGAAATTTGACCATAACGGCATCGGAAAGCTGGCAGATGCACAGTCCTGTACCGTAACGGAGAAGAGAAACGGAAGCTATGAGCTGAAGCTCATCTGCCCGGCGGACGGTATCCACGCAGAGATGCTGGAGGAAGGAAATATCATCCTTGCCAAACCATCCGATACCATGCAGAGCCAGCCGTTTCGTATTTACAAGATCACGACACCGATTGATGGAAAGCTGGAAGTGCTGGCACGGCACATTTCCTACCAGCTGAATTTTATCACCGTGTCACCGTTTACCACAGGTGGATGTGTGGGTGCGATGAATGGTCTGAAAAAGCATGCTTCTTCGGATTGTCCGTTCTCTGTCTGGACGGATATGGAGTCCAAAGCGGCCTTTGCCGTGTCAGTACCGGCATCCTTTCGGAACTGTCTGGGTGGCATGGAAGGGTCGATGCTGGATACTTTTGGCGGAGAATTTGAGTGGGACCGGTATACCGTGAAGCTTCATAAGGCGAGAGGCGCCGACCATAACGTCCATATCATCTATGGCAAGAACCTGACGGATTTCAAAATGGAAAAATCCATCAAGAACACCATCACAGGGGTACATCCATACTGGGTGGATAATGAGACAAAGGCGGTCATGGAGCTGTCGGAGAAGGTGGTGCTGCAAAGCAGCCGGTCGATCCCGTATCAGAAGATCACAGTGTTGGACTGCACCGGTAATTTTCAGGAAAAGCCAACCGAAGCCGCACTAAGGAAATACGCTCAGAACTATATCGATACGACCAGCCTGACGAAGCCGGAGATCGATATCCAGATAGATTTTTTACAGCTCTGGAACACACCAGGGTATGAGGACATCGTGGAAGCGGAGCAGGTTTCCCTCTGCGATACGGTCCATGTGTTTATCTCGAAGCTTGGAATCGAGGTAAGCTCCAAGGTGACGGAAACGGAATACGACTGCTTGCTGGAACGGTATAACAGCATTACACTGTCGAACTCGACCGTAAGCAGCCGGAACTCTTCGCTTACCGGATCACTGAACAGCATCCGAAATACAGCAGCCGTTGCCTATGACACCGCAGTTCGAGTGGAGACTGCAGTCGGGGAGCAGGTTGGCGGGATCACTGCTTCTATCATTTATGATGGTGCCTTGTTTGCTGCTCTGTTTGGACTGCACTATAAAAATGAGACGGATGCAAAGGGGAATACGACCAGGTATGCCTTTAATGCGGATACACTCAAAAAGTCTACGTTGGCATGGAAGAACAGCTCTGCCGGATTTTTTATCTCAACAGATGGCGGCCAGACATGGAGTTATGGCTGGGAAAATGATGATACTGCAGTAAAAACGGCAATTCTGCTGGAGCAGACCCTCAAAGAACTGGATGAGCGATACAAGAAGGCAGCGGAACTATCAGAGGAACTGTTGGAAAAGCTGGATGAACGGTACCAGACCGCAACGGCAATCTCAGCGGAGCTACAGAAGGCACTCGATACCCGGTATGAGACAGCGAAAAAATTGTCGGATGAACTGTCTGAGGAACTGGACAGACGGTACGGAACTGCCGCAGCTCTTTCGGAAGCTCTGCAAAAAGACCTGGACGAGAGATACAGTGTGGCAAAGAAACTGTCGGAAGATGTCGAAAGAGAACTGGATGAAAAATACCAGTCCAGTATCCCTGCGTCGGAAACTGCGCCGGAAGCTCCGAAAGAGAATGCCCTCTGGGTCGATAAGAAGAACCTGCGGTTAAAGCTGTGGGACGGGGAACAGTGGCAGACAGTTGGATATGAACCGGAAGAACCTGATCCAGATCCAACGGAACCGACCGAGCCAACCACACCGACCGAGCCTGAAACCCCGGATATCGAAAAGCCGGGCAGTGAAGATAAGGATACGGAAAACAAAGAGGAAACAGATAACAAGGAGACGGATCAGGAAGGAGGAAGTTCGTAATGCTTACAGGCATTTATCAGGAAGTGGAATTGTCACTGACGGAAAATCTCATTCCGGTGACGGTTCCGGTCAAGCAGTATGACAACAAGGCGAGAAAAGTTCGCTGTGTTTTGTATAACAACTCTGTGGAATATACCGTGCCGCAGAATTGTATTGTAGCCTGTTCCGGTACCAGACCGGACGGTACGATCTTCCACTACACGAGCGAAACCGCGCCAGACCTTGTATTCGTTGAGAAGGGGGCAGTCCTCTTTACAATCACGACCTTCATGACGGCGCAGGCCGGACGTTTTCCGCTGGATATTGTTATGCTCAGCACAGAAGGTGATGTCCTTGGCTCATTCTCCCTTACATTAAAGGTGGAGAGGGCGGCCATCAATAACGGCAAGATCGCTACTTACACATTTACAGCATTCCTGAAAGCTGTTCGGGATGGCATCCGAAATCTGTTTATTGACAAGGTAGGCTGCTTTGGCTTTGAGTCGGATGACGGCCTTGGGCTGAGTGATAAATCGGAGTCCAGTTCTGTAGAAAAGCTGTGCCGTGAAATCGTGGAAGGATCGATTACGGAGGATGGTTATTTTGCATTTGAAACAAAATGCGACCTTGGGCTGATATTTACGACTGATGAGGAAGGACATCTGGTCGTGGAATATGGCGAGGATGATGTGTCAGTGTAAGGCTGACAGAAAGGGGTAATATGGCAAAATACACAGGTCGCCGGATCGTTCCCAAACATGCAGGCGAATGGGACATCCGGAAAGCATATGAAGAACTGCAGATCGTGCTGGATACAGACAGCGGAAACAGTTTTATTTCCAATCTTCCGGTGCCGAAGGGAACGGCTCTGAGTGATGAGAAGTATTGGAGTCTGTTCAGCCTGCATAGTGAGCAGATCGCAGAGGCAGAGGAGCACCTGACCCAGACGGCTGAAGATCTCCGCTCAGAGCTTTCGGAAACGGAAAACCGGATCAACAAAAATGTATCCGACACAGAAGACCGTATCAATGAAAGTCTCTCCAGCACAGAAAACAAGGTAAACACCAGCCTGTCTGAGACAGAAAACCGTGTGACTGCGCGTGTGGAGAATGCAAAATCGGATCTGACTGCAAAAGTCGCAGCGGCAGAGCAGCAGATGAATCAGAGTGCCCAGAATGTCGCACAGACAAACAAGGCCCTGAATGCCCGGATGGATCAGATCGCGAAAGGGAGAACCTCTGACACGGAAGTCCTTGATGCAAGAGTGGACTCGGAAGGAAATACCTTTGACAACCTTGGAGCAGCAATCCGTTCCATCTATCCGAAAGCAAAAGAAGGGCTGGATGCATTGCAGGAATCCAAGGTGGATGCAAACTATGATGCAACCGGTGAACTGACAGAAGGCATTACAGTCAACACGATCAACGGAGAAACTCAGAAGTTTGAGCATGTCCAAACGACAGCACTGATCCCTGTAGATACCGCCTGCCAGAAAGTCTACTATACCGGGCAGGTGTTCAACTGGATCGGAGTTGCGGGCTATGATGCCAATGGTACGTTTGTGGCATCTATTCTGGATTCCAGGGACACAGAACAGCCGCAGGAGTACAAAGAAAAGGAGTTGGAGATCCCGGAAGGGGTATTCCAGATCCGGGCAAGCTCCTATGCGAAAGACCTGAATTTGAAGGTCTGCGGAGAGTCTGCAAAGCTGTGGAATCAGGTTCAGCGGGAGCGACAGAATCAGAAAAAGATGGAAATCGAGATCGAAGCACTGCGAAGTGCGGATGATGCGCTGGCAAAGGAAACGATGACCAGTCTGGACCTGCCCTTTTTATATGATGGTGTCAGTAATATCTGGGAAGGCAGCAGCCCCGTACTCCAGACCTACTATGTGCCGCTGACTGTTCTGCAAAGTGTGTTTGTACAGGAGATCCAGTTCACACTCCGAACCATTGGGGAGACGACCCTGACCGTCATGCTTGAATCGGAAGAAGGCGAGGTATTCACCCAGACGGTAGAACTGGTGAAGGGAGATAACAAGATTATCCTGTTCCTGCACCGGTTTATAGATGAAGGAGCATATAAACTGCGTGTATGCAGTACAGACAAGGTGCTCTATTATCCAGTGCGTCCGAGTACCGGAAAAGAAATCCGCAACGATTTCTTCAGCAATGAACCGTCCGGGAATGTGGAGTATGACTACAAAAACCGCCTGATTGCCTTTATGGGCAAGATCCTGATTGGAACAGGTAAGGTGGATACGACGCTATCTTATTCCGGCATGGCTGCGGATGCTGCTGTTGTAGGACAGGCTTTCAAGGATGAGCGGGAATACACGGATACGCTGGCACCTGGCAAGCTGGATGCAGTCCGAAGCCGGAATCTGCTTGACCCTTCCAGGTACCGTCCGGGATGGTTTGCCTTTGTACACTCGTCCATCATTCAGTATCATGCAGACAATCTCCGATATGGTTCTACGGATTATATCCCGGTCAGTGAGAAAGGCCTTGTGACCAAAGGCTCCGGCACGAACGGTGTAACCAGCC